AAACGGAAAGTCACGAACCGTTGACGCGCACATGGGAAATCTCGAAAACAACCTTGTGCCGAGGATAAACAATCCGAACCCAGCAAAGCAACAATATGACTGCATAGCCGAGCCGGTACGCGTCGGCACCATCGAGAATGACGCGAAGAACCCGGACCATGACAGCCAGCAGTACCGCGTCTATTCGCCGGACGGAAAGAGCGTGACGCTCTGCGGCAACGGCGGAGGGCTGGGTGCCAAGACGGGCCTTTATGCAACGCCAATCACTCCTCCCATGCAGGTGAACGAGGCAACAAAGTTGGGATACACAGTCATTCAGCCGGGCGAATGTGTGGACCTTGCCATGCCGCAGAGCAAGACGCGGCGGCGGCGGGCCATGAAGGACAAGACCAACTGCCTGACGACCTCGTGCGAGTTCTACGAATACTGCGGCACCATCGACGCGCCAATCTATCAGGTGCGTGGTGGAATGATCACAGTCAAAGGACAAGAGTACCCTATCAAGCTGAGGGACGGCTGCTACATCATCCGCAAGCTGACGGTCCGCGAGTGTATGCGTCTCCAAACGGTGCCGGAGACCTATGTTTTCCCCGTAAGCCCCAGTCAAGCCTACAAGATGCTGGGCAACGGCTGGACAGTGGATGTAATCGCGCACATCATGGGCCACTTCGAGGGACTGACGGCGGGGCCGGTGGAAGTCCTGTCTATGTATGATGGCATGAGCTGTGGGCATATCGCCCTGGACAAGCTGGGCGTGGAGATCGCCAGCTACCACGCCACAGAGATCGACAAGTTCGCCATTCAGACAACGCAGGCGAACTTCCCTGATGTGGTGCAGCTCGGAGACGCCTTTCAGGTCCGGGAAGATGGCTGGACCTATGCAGGACTTACCGGCGGGACCCCGGAGGCGGCGGAATGAAGCGGACTGTGAAGGCGGACTACTCCCGCACGTGCGAGGGCTGCCGCTTCCTCATTACGGAGCCGTGGCTGAAAGATGTTCCGTCCTTCCGCTGCGGCGCAGACGGACGATGCAAGGGGTACATCGTCGGTATCGAGCGGCTTTTGCCGTATATTCCGGCCTGGTGTCCTGAGCTAAAGGAGAATTAAAGGATGAAATATGCTGTGATCGTTACCTACACCACCGGCGAGAGGACCGGCGCGACCGTGACGGCGAGCGGATGCGCTGCCGCCTGGGACAAGGTTTTTGAAATGTTCGATAAGGCTGATGTGCGCGGCGTGGAGCTGGCCGCGATATTGACGCCGGAGAGGAGAAAGTGATGAATGTCGTTTCTTTTGGCGGCGGGACCAACAGCACCGCCATGATCATCGGAATGTACCTGCACAAAATCCCGATAGACCTGATCTTATTCGCTGACACCGGTGGAGAACAGCCGCACACGTATGAGTTCATTGAGACCTTCAACGGCTGGCTGGAAAAGCATGGTCTTCCGAAGATCACCTCTGTACAGTACCACGACAAAGACGGCAACCGCCTGACGCTGGAACAGGAGTGCATCAACAGCGGGACGCTGCCCTCCATCGCCTACGGCTTCAAGCGCTGCTCCCTCAAGCACAAGATCGGGACGCAGGAAAAGTTCTGCAACAACTACCAGCCGTGCAAGGATGTGTGGACCAGCGGCCAGCGCGTCCATAAGTTCATCGGCTACGATGCCGGGGAGACCCGCCGCATCCAGCACGCCGCCCCCATCGACGAGGTGGACAAGAAGTACGAAAAGCACTACCCGCTTTATGAATGGGGCTGGACCCGCGAGGAGTGCGTGCGCGTGATCGAGCGGGCCGGGCTGCCGAAGCCAGGGAAAAGCTCGTGCTTCTTCTGTCCTTCCATGAAGAAGAAGGAAATACAAGCCCTATGGGAAAATCACCCGGACCTGTTTCAGCGAGCCATCGACCTCGAACATGGAGCCGCCGCCACGAGCAGGACTGTCAAGGGCCTGGGTCGAGACTGGTCCTGGGAGAGCTACTACAACGAGTTCATGGCGAACAAGGAGTTCGAAGACGCGCAGATCACCTTCGACGAATTGTTCCCGGACAGCCCCGGCGGCTGCCTCTGCGGTGCTCCGTGCGGCTGCTACGACGGATAAGGAGGTGCGCCATGACTTATGAAAGAGCTGCTGAGATTTTGGACCCGGAGCACCGGGAGACATACGAGAGCCTTGAAATCGTGGACGAGGCTTGCCGGATGGGCCGGGAGGCTCTGTTCCGGCGGATGCCAGGATTGCCGCACCCGGACGGGGACGCGAACATCCTGGCCTGCCCTACCTGCGGGAGCGGTGAATATCTCTACAACGAGGACGGGAACCGCTGCTGCTTCTGCGGCTGGTGTGGACAGGCTATCGACTGGAACGCG